CGCGAGTGTTAACAGGATTGTAAGCCATAGCACGAATACTTGCGATAATCTCTGGAGAGACAATCAGATCAGTAATACCGCGAGTACGGGTGGTGGGGGTTCCACCAATCCATGAAGTATTAATCCTCTTAGCGAGAGTCATAAGATTGTTCAAGTCATCGAGAAGGAATGAGCCAGCGAGAGCTGAACGGAATACCTGACGATCAGCAAGAAGTGGCGATGAGCTAATGGTAGCGTTCGCAAGTGAAGTCATAACAAGGGAAGCGGAAGTCTTCTGCTGTTTCAGCAGAATCTCTTGCGCGACACGGGTAAATGTCTTTCCAATAACGTCCATGCGACTCTTGGCAGCATAACGACGATCAAAGTCAACAGCGGAATCAAGAGTGTAAGTGGCGAGCTTCAGCTCGGAAGCCGTAGGAAGCACTTGGTTACTTGGGAGTCCACCAGCATGGCTTTGGCTCCAAACACGAACATAATCTTCATCAGAGATGTTGTAGTAGAGGTCAAGCGGAATGCTAGGATTGTCGTCAGCGTCAAATTGAAGCGACTGGAAGAGAGTGCTAATAGTAGGAGCATTGTTGAGAACTTCGGCCAAAACTGGTCCGATGAAATCAGCAAGAGCTACTTGAGCCTCATGTGCGACAGTGCGGTTGCGAGAAGCCATAGCTTTCACAAGCTCGACTTGCTCTGGGGTGCGTTTTAAAGTAATTTTCATATTATAAAGTTCTTTCTATATTAGTTACAATCAAAGGACACAACGATGTAATCACCAGCAAACTGATCAGTAGTAGGTCCGACACTTGTTCGGGTTCCCGTTCCAAGAACGTGGCCGAAAACGTGGATACCGTCAGCGCGAAGAGCGTTTGTCAGTTTCCCAGCATTGGAATTGGAAATCTTAATACCTTTTCCTGGAGCGTAACTAGCGACTCCACCATCAAAGGCGGAAGCGGCTAAAGTGAAGATCCCTTTGGTAGCGACTGGGACAGCTTGTCCTGGGAGCATAGCTTGGAGTTCTTCTTGCTTTTGCGGGTTATAGAGCAGCTTCTCGCCGTTCTCATCATTTTTCGCTGTTTGATACAGAGTCATTCCTATTGGAAGTTCGCCAGAAACAGCGCCTGTGATCTTGAGATTAACTTCAGGATACATATCTTGCGTACCAACGAAAGGATAATCGGTTTTACCCAAGTAGCTGTTCGTTTGGTATGTTACAGGATCGTTATCAAAGTTACCGTCTGAGACCTTCACAAATACGCCAGCATCGCCAGCTCCTGTGTCGGTAGTACTAGTGAGAACATCAGCGCTGACAACAGCGTACATGTTCACAACGTCGTGGTCAGAATATTGTCTGAATGGTAGAATTCGTAATGCCATAATCTATTTTTGTTTGTTTTTCTAAGAAATTTGGATGTTTTCGCGAGAGAAAGCTGATTTAAACTTATCACGCAATGATGGTTCATGAGAAGCAACGGCTTCATTAGTATTGGCGACCTCTGCGTCTACTGTTTCAGCAGCGTCGAGAGCTTCTCCAATTTTGACTTCTTCAGTAGAAGCAGTCGAAAGTTTTTTAGCGACCTCTGCGTCAATACGTGCTTGAATCTGAGAGTCGAACTCTTTTTGGACCTCTTTATTCTTGGTTTTCCAAAGGATATCGAGTTTAGAAGCGAATGCCTCATAAGAGGTTTCGTCTCCCAAACCTTTAAGCTCAGAAGCGAGGAATTCACGATCTTGGTCATCAAGTTCGAATTTCTCGTCAATCTGATCCATACGAGTGTTGAACGAAGCGACTGCTTCTTCAGCTTTCTTTTCGTTCTCGAAAGAACCGATTTGCTCACTGGCTGTGCCGAGTTTAGCTTCTAGTTCTGCAACAGAAGTTTTGAGGTCTTCGTATTCTTTGATTTTTGTTTCTTTGGCCAATCGCTCTGCGTCAAGATCCTTACGGTATTGTTCGTCCCGTTGACGGATTGCATCAGCAAAGGTATCAGTCATAGAAGCTACTGCTTCTTTTGAGAATTTCTTCTCACTAAGAAGATCCTTTAGTTCATTTAGAGTTTTTTCAAGTTCCATATCGATAATGTTCTTTTCGTTGTTTACATTTAAATTGCTGTTTTGTGAAATTTTATCCCGTTTATCGGATATAAAAACTTGCACAGTTTCTTCAGGAGGCGAGTATAAGCCTTTCACATCGGCGGCTGGATTCAAAGTATAAGCAATACCCAATGGGTAAATATCACCTTTTATTAACCTATTAATAGTTTCTCCTTTGTCTGTTTTTCCATTCCCTCCATAGCTCCGTAAAAAACCTTGCATCTCTTCTATTTCTTCAGGGTCAGAAATAATTCTCGACTCACTCAATAGGTTACCGCCTACAGCTAAAACATAATCATTAAAACCCACTTCCCAACTAGCAGAAACTTTTTGGTATTGATTACTATCAGGGTCTAAAGACTTCTCGACTAAGTCGGTAAAATTAGAATTAATTGTCTTATATAAAACGGCCCCCAAAGCTATATTGAAAGGTTCTTTCATAGAAGCGGCCCGATTTTCTTCTATAAGCTCACTGGATTTATAATCGCTATAACCAGCAGAAACTATATGCCCTACAACTTTTTGTTTGTCATGCTCGATATTTGTAGGCTTATGAATGAAATTGTTAGCATACTTAACAGCGGTAGCTGAATCCATACCATCACCATTCTTATTGAATTGGTTTATGACGGCGGCATTGAAAGCTACACCCATGAGATCTACATTATCGTTGTAGTCTATATCTTTTGGGATAAGAGGCTCTAAGTTTTTTAGAGAAGCTTCAGAAATTAACGAAGCCCCCAAGGTTATTGGGTTTATCTCGCAAGATAACAGTGGGGCTTCGAAAGTCGCGGTATATTTATAATCCATATTGCTCTTAGTCTTTTTTGTTAGATCGAGCTTCAGACATGTCTACTTCGATCCCGTTTTCCGCATATGTAAAATTATTTTTCATGGCTATGATATAAAATTGCTGCTGGATAAGTCTCTAAAGAATGTTCAGATGATATATCTAAAACTTCTCGTAAAGTGCCTAAGTCCTCTATCTTATTGAAATCTTTTACACATGATTCAAGGGTTTCATCCCAAGATTCTTTATTCTGTGAACAAACAATAGATTCGCATAGAGTAGAAAGCGTTCCCTCTTGTGCTTCACTAAGTTCTTTGACTTTTAAATGAGAAGCCATTTTTTCTTTAGAATCATGAATGAAACTATCTATAGAATATATAGTCTTTTGTATATTAGCTCTAGAGTAAGTTCCATTAGCTAAAGGTATGCCTGTAGTGCCTTCTGGCCTACCGCTTTCTTTTCTCGGCCCCGATGGTGTGTCTAAAGGGGAAAAGACGGGAACTCCGCCGACTAAGGGGTTGAAGTGTCCTTTCTCGCGCTCCTTAAGTAATTCTTTCTGAGCTGACTCTAATTCTTTAGGATCTGGGAATTTTCCGTTTTCGAACATTTGCATCCCTTGTTTCGGGGTAATGATGCCTAACTCCATAAGTCGAGTCGAGGCTCTCATAAGCTGGACCTCATCCCTCATGTCCATATCCTTCATTTTAGCTTCGGGCCAAGAGCGAAACCCTAAGCTTTTCGCTACTCTTTTTATTTCCTTGTTTAAGAAATCATTCAAGAACCCATGACGGGACTCTTTAAGTCTATCGATGAAGATTTGGGCTTTGACTTGAGTTGAGTTAAATTTCTCTTCCCCGACTATAACATTTTGTAACCCTTGTTTGATATCTTCGTTAAGCACCTGATATTTTTCAGGCCCAAGAACTAAATTCAATTCAGGCATAATAAATTCCGCTTTAGTAGTATAGTCGGAAACAAGAACACGACCTACACTTTCATTTTTGAAAAGGTTTTGCATAGCCGCCATGTTATTGGGGTTAACTCCACCTTTTTCAGGGTCTGCACCCATAGTGATAAGCAATATTACATTTTCTACTGTGCGGGTAATGGATTGATCCATTTTTTTCAATTCAAGCTTAGCATTGATATCGTCCAACACTGGGAAGCCAAATGGTATAGCAAAAGGTTCATAATCTTGTTTTTTATAAAAAGAATAAGAAAGTCTTTTTGGATCTAAGTTTATACTGATGCCTTCGTTAGAAAAAGATCCTCCCAATATAGATGTTTTGATCTCATCGTCTAGAGCTTCGAATATAGCTATGTCCTCTTCTGTTTGCGGGTTAGATAATCGAGCTAACTCATATTCAGACAAAACTTTTTGATAAACCGACCCATAGTTAAAAGTGGTGGTTCTTTTCGCTACGACATCATAAGGATTAAGTAGAATATACTTAAGAGGGATTTTATTGGTAGAAGAACCAATAGTCCCCACTTGATTCACAAGCTTGGCATAATCATCGACTTGGAATTTACCATCAATTCTATAGAGAAAGACGTTGCCGCTGCGGTAATACTCTCTGAAGTATTGATCTTTCAAAGATGTAAGATTAACTCTTTTAAACCACTCATAAAAAAATTCTCTACTCTTTTTCGAGCCACCCTCCAAATAAACATCAGTGTTCGTAAACTCTGACATGATATCTATAGCGTTCCTAAATACAGCCACATTGCAATAAGCCTTCTGGCATAATTCAATAGCATCCCGACAAGTTATACCTTCTGATGAATATTCATATGGTAATAAACCCGAACTTATACTCGAATAACGATTATGGAGGGTCGTATAAGCAGCGCGGTTCGTGCGAGATCCAGAAAATCCGCTGGTTGATGCCCCCTGCCTCCTAGCTTCAGATACTCCATTGTAGGATGCTTCAGAAGTATAAAAAGGCTCTCCTAGTAATTCAGGAGTAGGTTCATCACTATTATCGCTAGCGTCTGATGGGTGATCTGAAATGTTGAACTTCTTCCAATATTCAGAGCTTTTAGTATATTTTCGTTTCGACATAAGATACAAATCATCTTACACCTCAAAGTTAACTTTCAACTTTTAAAAGTCAAGAAATGAACATTGGCTCAAAAGTATTTTGCCGATCTGAGATATCGTCTGATTCCATATCATAGAATACATTCATCATCCAATTGCCTAAGACCAAGGCTGAATAAGAATCTTTACGGGCTTTATTAGCTCCCGTCTGCCTTCTTAAATTACGTGGCAGATCGAAACTCTGAGTCCCTTGAGAAGAGGTTGTAATTTGGACCATGGCGCATTGGACTTTAATTAGATCCATCATGTCTTTTTGATGCTCGACGAAATCAATCATTCTCGCGCCTTTCGCACCTTTTTCATCAGTGTCGTTCTTCAAGAACTTTAAATCTTCTATAGGGACTCTGGATTTCCTTTGATTATTATAATCATCATTCATAGCGGCTCCTGCAAAAAATATACGCTTGTGGTCGAAAGAGGATTGTAAAGACTCATTAGCTAGCCTAATCCAAGACGAAGTGGGCTTTCTTAGGAAAACAAATTTCCTGTCTGATTTATTGTATTGATTTTTAAGCCTACACAAATTTCTATTGTAATCTTTGGATTTATCTAAATCAGCTTCAATTATTCCTAGATTTAAATTTTTACTTTTGAATATCTCACTCTCATTACAAGAGCTAATAAATTGAACACCTCCATTATAATCGCCTACCACAGC